TAACCGAAATCACTATTTCTGGTCAACCGTGTGGTAAGTGGGCACTAACCTGCTTGTTTTTGGCGGTGTTGCATAAAAACAACACAAAGGATATTTTGGTTAGCCCAGGCTGGCCAGCCATCGTTCCAAGTCGCCGTACATGGTAGCCATCATGGCTTCGCGACTGCCGAAGAATACGATGCGTTTTTTCTTTTTCCTCACATTGACATCCAGATAGTATGGCCATTGCAGTTTGCGATCTAGATCTAGGATAATCTTTTTTGTCATACGACCAGGCAATGCTCTTGCGGCATCATCCGATAAGTCCAGCATCCATGATTCCAACTGCAATACTTCATGCATGATGTGATAGCCATGCTGGGTCAATCTCAATCCACCCTGCGGTCGGATGTTTGCCCACCAGGTCTTCATGGCACGGTCTTCAGGTTCGCGTAATGCGTCGGGGATGTCAGCCAGCAGTCGCTGGACTATGTCAAGTTTTCGATTTTGCATCGGGGAATATCTGCTCCCCTTGTTTCAGCAACACCACTGAAAACTTGTCAGTCTTGAACTGTGTGTTGAGTTTCTTGGCCAAGTTGATGGCATGGCCGGCGTTGGAGAATGATACCTTCTTGTACTTGGGCCCAGGATACTGCACCAGCATGTTGGAAGTCTTGAGATTGATAGGTGCCCCGTCAAAGAACACCGCCCAGATGCCTTCGGCCGCCAGCACCTGTTCGGTCTTGTATGATTGTTTGTTGGTCACTTCAACCAACACTCGAGGTTTGGGTCTTGACACGTCATTAAACTCCTAGTTTTATTTATCTATTATCTAGGTAGTTTTTAGAAAGCACCGCCCTGTACTTCGACATTGATCACAGGATTGTCCGTGGATTCTGTGGTTTTTTGTTCATGAGATACTTGAAGAGCCAACAGCAAGCGAGTGATGTCGGTGTGCAGATCTCGGGCTTCGGCTGTGGTCATTGTGACATCGCGTTGCTGGCGTGATTCCGCGGCCCGGATGCGATCCAGGAATCTATTGATGTGCAAGCTCATGGGCTTGGGCCTCCTCACGGGTGCGGAAAGGACCTTGGTACTGATATCTTTCCAAGGTAATCAGTTTAGGGCACTCCGCCACTGACCACGAACGGCCTTGCCGGATGCGAAACCATCCCGCGGCATACCAAGACTTGGATCTGGGCTCGCGTGTGTACAGCGGCACTTGATGTCGCACATCATACACAGCATTGTGTGGCGGGTGGGTGGTGGGATAGCCATATACAGAATCTGTGGCCTCTCGTGCGACCTTGCGTATCGCGGGTTCAAAGTCAATGTTGATTCTTCGCTTGATGGTGCCAATGGTCTTGAACACTTCTATACGATCATTGATACGCACCTGGAAACCGCCGGGAGCAGATTCTATGTTGCCGATCTTGCGATCATCCTGCTTGAGTATCCAATACTGGTTGGGAATCACTGCTTTTGCCACTATCATCTAACACTCCTTGGTAAGTTGCTGTGAGCCAGCGGCTGAACTGCTCGGCCTGTTCGCTGGCCCTGTTTAATTCGTATCGGCCACAGAATTTCATGAATCTCACTCCCACCTGGCCTATGTCTCTGTGCGATATCTGTTCACGGATGGCAGCATCTACTTCGGCCTTGATCTCTGCGGGTTGGGCCTGGAGATCGATCAAGGTGCGATTGCGGAGATAGTCATCCAGCACACGATGCTCTACTCCTTCGTGATCCATCCAGCGTTGCAGCATGAGATTGTTCCAGGCATAACCTCGGGCACCGCGATCCTCAAAGGCTTCCTGTAGTCCTACCTTGTTCTTTGTTCCTTTGGTACGCACACCGGGGAAAGCCGAAAACACATTGTCTGACGCATCTCCACGCATGCACTTTTCAAACAACAGCCACTCAGGATCCGGTGTGATCTTGGCGGCCTTGGTTTTCTTGTCCATCACTGCCTGCCCTTTGGCATCATAAATGCCGGTGATGGTGAGCAGTTCGTCGGTGATGCCATTGTATTGATCCACGGTGGTAGATAGCAGTTGTACAAAGTCAGTGTCGCTGGAAACTATGGTGTGCTGATCTTGGGGGTGTAGTGCTATCCAGCGGGCTATGACGTCATCGGCTTCGGCTGCTGGGTGCCTGATCACTGAGCAGTTGGTCTGTTCAGCCAAGTATTTAGTGAAAGCATCAAAAGTTTCCCAGAACAGTTTGTCTTCTTCTTGCTCGGCTTCGGTCAGTGCCGCCCGAGCATCTGCACGATTCCTTTTGTAGGGTGCATAGTGATCCTTACGCCATGATCTACCTTCCAAGGCGAAAACCACGTGATCCGCATTGAATCTACGCACTACCTTGTTGATGGCACTCAGCGTGATGTGCAGGGCATAGCCCACTTTTTCCCAGGCATCGCCTGCACGGAAAGCCACGTGCCGGGCACGGAAGAACATGTTGGCAGTATCGATCAGCACATATCTCATGTTTATACCAAGTTGTTTTGTACAATGTATTGTAGCATGAAACGGCTCCAAGCCGCGTGTGCATCTCTTCCAAAATGCCATGAATTGGGTGCAACTGTATCATACCCGTGGTTTTTCAGCCACTGATCATAGGTCTGTTGCCCATCATATGGTGCCACATAGCAACCCGCCCAATCCAGATGTTGATCAGGATCGATATCACCAAAATGGTTGTTGCCGTTGAAGAACACATGTGATATGTTTTTTTGTTGTAGTTCTTGATGGAACTGCCAGATGTCCGCATGAGCCTGTTGCCGACACTCATGCCAGTTCACATCCAGGATGTATTCACGATATCTCTCGCGATGATCCGCAGGAACATCATCTTCTCCTGATGCTGTGATCTGGTAATATCTACCATCTATCAACCACTCCTGCCTTTCCCAGGTCGACCACTGGATGACCATCATGATCTCACTGGGATCTCGATCCAGGCCAGCCAGCCATGCCCTGCTGGTACGCAATATGCGGACGTTGCTAGCTGCTGCTTCTGCATCACATTTGAACGTGGCCTTGAGAGTATCGGCCAACAGTCGGCCCCAACTCACTGCTAGATTGCCAGGATGCGGTGCTCGTCCCATGTAGAAAAACTGCTGATCATCTTCAGCAAAGGCATGAGGATTCACTGCTTCCGCGGCCGCGGCGTGGCTGTCACCATTCACGTAAAGTATCATCTTGGACTGAGCCGGGGACTGTCGTCGCTGCCTGTGGGTCGGGCTTTGGCCAACATGGTCTTGGTATCCTCTGCGGCAGCCACACGCTGTCTCAGTCCACTAGAACTAAACGAGTGATCTCGAGCGTTGAAGACTATGTCGATATCACGCTTTTCGCATTCGGCTTGGCCGCTAAAGTTAGTGCCTTGATATTCTATGCCCAGCACACGGACATCTACTGGTAAGATAAGCAATAGATCTCTCAAGTCTTGCTCGGTTGAGTACACCACTATCTCATCCACATACCTGCATGCAGCCAACTGTATCTGGCGTTCCACGATGCTCTGTACCGGTGGATTTTTGGTGCCTGGGCGGTCTATGGTGGGATCGGTTTGGAGACCAGCGATCAAATAATCACAGTGATTACGAGCTTCAGCCAACATGGCGATGTGTCCAGCATGGAATAGATCAAAAGTGGAAAAGGTGATGCCTACCTTTTTACCTTCATCCTTGAGTCTGCGTATGTGATTGAATATCACGACACTTCTCTCCGGCCATTGCCAAGATCTCTGCTCTGTGTGTAACGCTGAGGTGAAGGATTCATGGCCTGTTCTTGCTCCCAGGTCTCCATTACAACATGTCGGCACACGTTCTGGAACCAGCGATCCACGATTTCTGCATCTGTGTCATCTTTGTTCATCATGTATCCGGCCTTGATCAAGCGTGCCACGAAGTATTCGTTCCAGTCCAATTCAAATGCACCAGCATGCAGATTGTCAGGATCCACATCCATGCTCAGCACATTGACATAAGGTTCCTTTTTTTCCGTGGCCAAGCTCTTCGCGGACTTTGAAATCTTGGCAGGTTTTTCTTTGACTTCTGCGGGTCTAGCGGTTTTTTTACGAAAGCGATCAAATAGTCCCATTGAGATCCTCTAATATATTTTTTACAACTTTACTAAATTTTTCATGTCCTTGGCCGGACAAATGTCCAGTAGTTGCATTGGCTTGTGGATCATTTTCCAATGCCCAATTCATGATGCAAAAATCATGCAGATTGTAGATCCTGGGATTGGTTTTACACCATTGTGTTGTTGACAGTGCGTCTATGTATGGGAAGCAGTGGGGTGGACAATCAGTATTTCTTGCTGCACTGAGAAATAGATATGGTAATCTAAGTTTTTCTAGCCAGTTAGATAGAAGGTAAAGATTTGTATAGAAGTCGGTGAGTTTTTTATGCACTTCTAAATCAGGAGGTACCATGGTTTTTTGATCAGTACTGGCGATTTTTTCATTTAACAGAAAATCAAGTGTCACCAATCTTGAATTTGGGGATTGCGATGAGTCTGGTATGGTGATCTCTCTATTTCCATAATACCATACTTCGATCCTTCTGATAAAACTCAATCCTACAATCACCAACGGCTGATGATTATTTTTTAAATGTTGATTGACATATTCGATGGTAGATCTAAATATACGATCATTACTACTGCCCGGTACAGCATAATTATGTACCGGTACTGAAAAAGATTCTCCAAGATAATCGGAATACACACGGTCAATATCAGCAGAAACAGCTGAATAACTATCACCGTTGAGTACTATTGAATCAAACTGGACCATCAAGTACCCCAGGCATTACGCCATATGTCCACCTGCAGTCTAGGACTGTATCGCCAGCCACGCTCTAGAGCTAGCCGGGCCACTTCTTGTGTGTTGAGATTGTAGACCTGCGGCACACCTCCCACAGGCATGAGATAAATCGGTCCACCGAAACCAGCATGTCGATATTCTTCTACCGCACGTTCAGCATGTTCAACATCCTGCCGGGTGGCCACTACGAACTTGAGATAGGTATAGCCAATCATTTCGTAACTTTTTACAATAGTAGGGTTGATGGCCGACTCCCACGACTCGCCCGAGCAGGGCAGTTTGGGACTCACAGAAAACGTGAGTCGATCATAATCTCGACCTACTCTGGTGAATTCGTCAAACAAGTAGTCTTTGACTTCGGGGTACAACCACTGGCTGCCATTGGTCTCGAAAGTGAGATCGCGTAGTCATTGGGTACGGCACAATTCCAACAGTTCGGGATATCTCTTCTGATAGCCCAGCAATGGCTCGCCACCAGTGATCACCAGGTGCACTGTGTCTGCTCCGCAGTCTTGGTCCCAACGACTGTGTGGTATCATGGCATGCATTTGGTCCACGATATCAGCGACATCATCTTGGCGGTTAAATTTCTTAAACTCCGGGTAGATCGACGCATAAGTGTCACAGCCCGATGTCACAAGAGGAAGATC